TCTACCACGCGAGGCGCGGTGCCGTCGGCGGGGGGTGGGGGGGGGGCGTCGTCGTAGGGCACCGGGCAGGGGGAGTGCGGGCAGTCGAGAGGGCATGCGGGGCAATCCGGGTGGCACCACCCATCGCCGTCCGTGTCGTGGCAGTACGAGCCGTCGGGCAGTTCGCGATTGGCTCCATGGGCCACGCAGTAAAAGTCGATGGCAGAGTTCGGACGGTGCAGGCGCTCATGCTCCGCGCACGTCATCACCCTCACCGCCTCCCCCGACCCGCGAGGCTCGGCTGCGAGGGCGGAGGCGACTTCACGGACCTGCGCCTGATAGCACTGGACGATGCTCAGGTGACCGCACTCCGGGTACTGCCACTGGTTCGTATCGGGCTCCGCGCCTGGATGATGGCGCCGAAGAATGGCGAGCAGTTCACCGTGATCCAGCCCTTCACCCAGCGCCGCGCGCAGGGTGTCGTCGGTGGTCGGTGGGGTGGTTCGGTTCGTCATGCTGCTGCCTCCTCTCGCTCCGTCCATGCCAGGCCGACCGCGATCGCCTGCCAGGCGTCGGCCTTCACCCCGTACAAAGGGCCGGGTGCCCTGACCGTGCCGACGGCCGCGGACCGCCCCCCGAGCGGATCCCCGGCCCGCTCGGCGTACCGATCGACGATGAGCCGGTGGACGGCGGCGTCAGCCTTCCTGACGACCTTGCCGAACAGCCGGGTCAGGACGACCTTGCGGGCGATGCGCTCCGATGACGCGGCCCGCTCGAGGAACCGGCCGGTCCAGATCAGGGTCTCGATGACCACGGCATCCGACGGTCCGAAGATGCGATCCATCACCTCGATGACGAGATGGTCGAAGGGGACCTCGGTGCCGTCCGACCGAGAGATGCAGCCGACCGCGATGCAGTCGAGCAGCCATCCGTTGTCGGTCTTGCCGGCGGCCAGGACCGCCTCTGTGGCGTCCATCACGGCCCAGCCGGACTGCCGGGTGCCAGGGTCGATGGCGAGCACGTTCATGCCGCACCCTTCCGTGCCCGACCGCCCAGCGCCGATGCCTCGGCGTGGTCCATGACCCCGCGGTGCCGGTTCCAGTCGCCGCTCGTGGTCACCTCGCCGCACTCGCAGAGCAGCGGCGCCTGCTCCATCGGCAGGCCGCGCTCGGCGGTCTGTTGGAAGCGCACGTCCGCGATGATGTGTCTCGCCGCACGTCGGGGCGCTGGCTGGATCGTGATGCTCATGCCGCCACCTCCGTGGGTGTGTCGCTCGGAGCCACGCTCACCGCATTCGTTCGCCGGGCCCGCACCAGCGACGTCATGTCCTGATGTGCCCAGGCCCACATCGCGAAGGCGTGGAGCCCGAGGAACGCCCGCCACAGGGGCTCATCGGCCCGGATGGCCTCGAAGGCCCAGTGATCGTCGGCGAGATGCAGCACGGCCAGGTTCTGGGCGGCGTGGAGCTCGGCGGTCAGCGCCTCGTCGACCCGATCGTCGGTGAAGACGACCTCGCCCCGGGAGTAGGCCAGCACCTGGAGCGCATGCTCCGGGTAGGTGCCCTTGCCGGTCTTGATGTCCACGATCCATCGGGAGCCGTCCCGGAGCCGGATCATCAGGTCGCAGGAGCCGGCGTAGCCTACGGTGAGGTTGGCGACCTGGAACTCCGACGCGACGATCTCGGCTCCGGAGACCCGCAGCCAATCGAGGTACTGCGACAGTCGGGGTGCGATCTCGGCCGCGGCGATCTCGACGTCCTTGCCGTCCTTCCGGAAGACGAACGGGTCCGGCAGCGTCTCCGGGGTCAGGCCACGGGCGGCCGCGTCATGGACGGCGGTCCCGAGCTCGGAGCTCCGGTCACGCTCCTCGGTGGATGCCGCCCGCAGCCATTTTCGGGCCTCGCGGATGCGATTGGTCTCCAGTGCGCGTTCCCGCTTGCGCCGCTCCCGGGTCAGCATCGCGTTGAGGGTGTCGACCTCACCGACCGCTCGGTCGATGACCTGGGACAGCAGCCAGGAGACCAGCCCGTGAGGCTGTCCAGCCATCCGGCGCAGCGAGGTGACGGATGGCAGATCGCGTCCATCGAACGAGTAGAAGCGCAGGCCGGTCTCGGGATCGGTCCGGGCGTTGCGCGGCCCGGTCTCGATGGTGATGGTGGGGATGTCGGTCGGTTCGCTCATCGGGCGCACCCACACCGATCCGACTCACAATCCGGGCAGATGAGGGGCACCCGACCGGGAGCGTCGAATCCCCCGGCCGGTGTCCCGCTGGTCGCGTATCGCCGCATGGGGGTGGGGCGTGATGCCTCGCGGCTCATGGCGTGCCTCCTCTCGGTCTGCATCAGGCGTCGCCCTCCCGCTCTCGGAAGGCCTGGACGTCGGCGAAGTCGCGGGGGTCTCCCCCGTGGTCGGGATGCGTCGCCATGAGGGCTGGCCGGATCCCGCCGTGCTGCTCGACCAGGCGCCGGCCGCGATCGGCGTCCGGGCCGCCAGGGCCGAGCTGTGCCCACCCTGCGTACTGCTGGCCGCGCTTGCTCACCCCATGGCGGTCGACCGAGCGCAGGGCCTCCAGCGACAGCGCGATCGCCCGCACGTTGGCCTTCCAGTCGGTGTACTGGTCGGTGGCGTAGGTCAGGCGGCCGTAGCGGCTGTCGAAGCTGACCTCGACGCCGGGATGCAGGTAGGGCGCCTGGCGCCGGTCGGCGCGGGGCATCCCGTCCATGCGGAGGTCACTCTCGCGGAACCCGGCACCGACGACGACGCCCTTGCCGTCGAGGCGCCCGATCTCGTACTCGAGGTCCTGGAGCGTCGCGTTCCACGGCGCCTTGAACTGGGCGTGCCGGCGCGGCTTCGTCTCGGCGTGCGGCCACGTGGGCAGCGGCCGGAAGGTGACCTTCATGCCACCTGCCTCCGCATGTCGATCGCATCCGGACCGTTCATCGTCTGGCTCCCTCCTCCTTCGTCCTCGACGCCGATCGCAGTGCGTCGGCGATGTCCAGCAGCGCGTAGGCGATCGCTACCTGCGCCGCGACCTCGGGGCTCTCCTCGGCGTTCTCCACCGCGTACCGAGCGTTGGCCTTCGCCTGCTCGCGGGCGTGGGTCTCGACCTCCCTGGGCATTCATCCCTCCTGTGGCGCGCAGGCCAGGCACACCCACCCGGCCGGGGTGTTCCGGTGGTGGTCGCGGTGCTCGGTGTAGGCGCGACATGGGGCCGCCCACTCGGCTGACCCCCGTGGCTCCACCTCACCGGTGGTGATGTCGACGACCGCCTCGGATGGCTCCGTATGACCGCGTTCGTCCACCGTTCGTCCCGCGTTCGTCCACCGTTCGTCCAGTCCGAAACCCGCCATTTCGTGCTCAATCGGGGGTCGTTCGTCCAGACGTCCAAGGTTTACGTGATTCACGCCATGTGATTCCGCGAATACTTGGACGAACGGGACGAACGCCACCCCCAGGCCGGTCGCCCGGAGCTGCGTGAGGCGCCCGCCGGTGGTCGGGGCGGTGATCTCGACGGCCGCATACCCCAGGCGCACGAGCTCGTCGATAGCGTCCTGCTGCCGCTGGGGGTCCCGGATGATGTGCCGGGTGATGGTGTTCTTCCGCAGCGGCCCGGACTGGCGGAGGTGCCGCAGGAGCAGGTCGGCGTCGCGGCTGCCGATCGTCTGGCCGAACACCCACGCGATGCCGCGCCGTGCGTACTCGGTCAGGGCCACCGCTCGCTCGAGGTGCTGGGCACCGACCACCGGCGACCGCTCCACGGCGGCGTGGATCATCGCCAGCCGGACCGCGATGGTCCCGTATCGCCGCACCAGGTCGCGGGCGACACCCGCGGATGTCGTCGTGACGTGCTCGGCGTACTCGGACACCAGGCGCGCCGTCGCCGGCGTCACGGTGAGCCTGCGGGGTGATTCGGCCCGCGCCTTCTTGAGGGCGACGTTCAGCTCCAGCGGGAGCTCTGGTGGTTCGTCGGGCACGATCTCGTCGCGCTTGACGACCGGCACGTACAGCCACCGGTTCGCGGCGCCCGTGTGTGCCGAGTCCTTCTCCAGGCGCTGCCGGAGCTCCAGTGGCGTGATGCCGGCCAGGGCGGGCAGGACGTAGCCTGAGCGGACCACCTTGGAATCGTTGGCTTTCCGGTTTGACAGCGACCCACCATCGAACGCCACGCGCAGCTTCCCGTCGAGCGTCGATCCATCGCGGGCCCGGGAGGAGAGCATGTTGACGAACTCCTCCTCGAACACGAGCCCGACCACCGGCCCATCGCCGCGGCGATACCGCCGGTTGGCTTCCGCCTGGTCGTGCAGGGCGGCCACCAGCGCCTCTCCGCTGTTCAGGCCGTCGAGCAGGATGTCTTCCACCTCCTCGGTCGGCCAGACGAGCCGGGCGGCGCCCAGGCCCCGGTTCATGGCGGTGCCCTTGCGCCCGATACCGGACTCGCCCACCAGCGCGATGAACGGGCTGCTGGTCTGCTCCCCGCGGGCGTGGGCGCTGGAGGGCACCAGGGCGCCACAGACGGCCAGGAACGACGCCAGGAGGCCAGCCAGGGAGGCGTCGGTGTGCGCGGCCAAGGACCGGACACACTCGCCTACGAGGCCGCCGAACGCGATCGCATCGGGCGGCTCCGGGAAGGCGTCGGACGTCGGTGGTGGCAGGATGCCGGGGTCATCGGTCGCGGCCGACACGCGGCGCTCCGCGCCATCCTCCGTGGTCTCCACCTCATCCGCAGGGAACTTCACCAGCGCGTCGCCGATGGCCCGGGCGACATCATCGCGCGTCTTCGGCGAGGGCAGCCGGTCGTTCTCCGCGAGCATCACCGTGAGCAGCGTCTCGGGATCCCGGATGACACCGGCCAGGAATCGGGCTCGGTTGCGCAGCCAGTCGTGGCGGCCGCCGATCGCGACGGTGGAGGGGTCGGCCGAGCCACCGATGCGGATGGTCCCGAGCGCCGTCTCACCCTCCAGCGCAGCGCGGGCCCAGGCATCCGGTAGCGTCGCCAGCGTGAAGGCGCCGACCGGGGCGTACTCAAAGCCGGACGCGTGAACGGATCGGGGGCCGATCACGTACCCCCGTCGGTTCGACGCGCCGGTGCCCCAGCGGGTCACCCATCCGAACATCGCCTTGAGCGGCCGCGGGTGGCTGTCCGGCCACCGCAGGTAGATGTGCTGGCCGTTACGGGTCGCGGTCCGGATCGTGTCCGGTAGCGGGCCGTGCTGGCTCTCGAGCTCCGCGAGTCGCTGCTCCCAGCCCTCGCCGTCCACGTCCCAGACGAAGACACCATCCGGCGGCAGCAGCCCGTAGTTGGGGTCGGACGCGGCCGACAGCATCGCGCGGATGGCCTTGGGGTCCGTGGTGGCGTCGTCGAGCCCGTGCTGCGTCATCGGGTGCTTGCCGGGGGTGCAGTCACGCCCGCCTGGACAGCGGCAGCGACCATCCGGCCAGGTCGACCAGCAGGAGAACACGCCGAAGCCCTGCTCGGCGAACCAGAGCGCGGCCTTGATCCGCGCCTCGTTGGTCGGGCGGGGGGCAGCGACGGCCGCGGTCATCGGGCGGCGCCGAAGGTGCGCTGGAACGCTGGGTACCGGCAGGCGGTGCAGAGCAGCATCGGCTCGGTGGGGGATGCCTCGAGCGCCGCAGGGCCACCGGAACACTCGCAGCGGTCCCATCGCTCTGCGCCGATCCGCTCCCACCGGGGGTAGGGGATGGGGCGATCGGCCTTGCCCTGGTTGCACGTCGTGCAGGCGGTCACCAGGTTGACGCGGTCGTGGGTCCCCCCGGCGGCTCGCGCCACCACGTGATCCACCGACAGGCGGGCGCCATCGGCCTTGCCGCGGCCGCAGTAGTCGCACCGGAAGCCCGAGCTCGCGAGCACGTCGTAGCGCTCTCGCAGGTTCGGGGCTCGGGTGGGCTTCGGAGTGGTGATGGTCATGCGGCTGCGAGCTCCATGTGCCGGTCGGCGTGGTGCCGACGGCACAGCCATTCGACGTCGAGCGGGCGTGCGTAGTCAGGGTGGTGGGCCTCGGACTTCGGGTTGCCGCACCAGCAGGGAAGCCGCGTCAGGCGGCCACCGGCGATCGCCGAATGGACCGCCCTACGGGCCGCGAACCTTTCGGGGTGTCGGGCGACGGACCGCTCGAGCGATTGCCGCTTACCCGGAGAGGCGCTCCTCGCCTTCTCGCGCTGTGCCACCTTCTCGGGGTCGCGCAGCGCGACCCACGCTCGTCGCTCCTTGATGGTCTTGCTCTGGTACCAGCGCCGCATGTAGTCGGCGTGCTTGCACTTCGAGCAGGTGCCACAGGAGCAGGAACGGGGTCGCCCGATCGGGCGAGGAGCCAGATCCATCAGAACGGGAGCGAGTCGTCGGGGTCGGGGTTGGCGTTCGCGACCGGCACGGGGGGCGGCAAGGCGGCCTTCGCGTCGGCGGCCGCCCCGTTCGGGGCCATCGCCGCGAGCATCGCCGCTGGCATCGGCGTCACGTCGTGGACGTCGATGTAGCCTCGCTCGTTCTCCCGGACGTCCACCAGGCACATCCGGCCGATGAGGTGGCGGTTCGGGTCGAGCTGGGCGCCGACCGGGGGCTGCTTCCCGGTGAGCGCGAAGATGAGCCCGTAGAGCGCCGACTTGGGGCCGGTGCTCTCCGTGGTCGAGTACCAGACGAGCGCGTTGTCCTCGGGCTGGCCGTGGATCTCGAAGGTCCACTCCAGCATGTAGAAGACCTCACCCGGCTTCTTGGGGTCCTTCGACTTGAACGGCCCGTTCCGAGTGCCGGCGACCAGCGTGGCCGCGAAGACGCCGGGATCGCCGCGGTAGCCGTTGGGCTTGCCGCCGCGGGTGATGGTGATGGCTCCGATGGGTGTGGACTGGGCTTCGATGGTCGTTTCCATGGTTCGGTCTCCGGTCGGTCTGTCAGGTGGTCGGTCTCGCTTCCGTCGGTGGTTCAGGTCCGGGGCTCCACCTCCTCCACGGTGTGCCCGCACCAGGCGCACAGCGCCGCGAGCTCGGGGTCGATGTCGTCGGACGGCTGGGCGTCCGCGCAGATGGGGTAGCCGGTGCCCATGGCGGCCTCGTCGAGGCACGCCTGGCACTCGCCGTCGTGCTGACCGGAGGCGTGGGTGAAGGTGAGGGTGGGCGTGTGCGGGGAGACGCCTGGCTCGGTGCTCATCGGTCAGCCCAGACCTCCGCGAAGACGGCCTCGGCCTCGGCTCGCTCGGCGTCGGTCATCGGTCGACCGTCGACGTACTTCCGCATGAGCTGTGACCGGCGCCGCTGGCGCCGTGGCTCGTTCAGGCTCTGTGGGTCGAACAGGTCGTCCCGGATGAGCTGCACCGTCGGGCGGGGGGGGGTGTAGCCGGCGATGGTCTCCGGGACGGGCGTACAGGCTCCCGAGCAGTAGCCGACGGCGTAGCGGTCATCGAGGCTGGGATGCGCCGGCGCCGCCGCGCCATCCTTGCCGCAGCGGGTGCAGCGGTAACTCACGCCACCGACTCCAGCACCGCATCGATGCGCGTGCTCTCCTCGACGGCACGCTCCACCGCCTCCGCCTCGATGGCGGGCAGCGCGACCTTGAGCTGTGCGACCGCCCAATCGAGCTGGTCACGACGGGCGCGCGCCGCCTCCCGCAGGAACCGGTTCTGGTCGTCCGGGTCGGTGGCGATGGCGTTCCAGTGGCTGGCCTCCGCCTCGAACGTGGTGAGCAGCAGGGCGGCCGTGGGGGTGGTGGCTGGCGCGCTCACGCCAGCCCCTCCACCCGCTCCAGCGCCGCGATGCGCTGCGCCTTGTAGCCCAGCCGGATGGCCTCCGCCTCCGCCTCCGGGCCGTCATGGGCGGTGCAGCGCCACTCCAGCCCGCCGCGCCCGATGTAGACGCGCACGGCCCGGTGCCCGCAGATGCCGGTCGGTCGGTTGGCCGGGTAGGTGCAGCCCGACCCTCTGATGGCGAGACTCATCGGACGTGGTTCCGGTGCCAGAGCTGCTCGGTCAGATGGACATACGGAGCGGCCGGGCAGTCGCACGGCTCATGCGTGTACGCCAGCCTGACGACGGCTGTCGTCCGCACGTCGTCGCCACAGACCGGACACACCGAGCGTGACGCCCCATGGACCTTCACAGGCATCAACGCCTGCCCTTCGACGCTGGGCGTCATGGCGGTGTCCTTGATCCTGCTCATGAGATGCTTCCTCCTCTCCACTCCGGCCCGGTCGGCGCGCTCTTGTCGGGAAGCGCCACCGGGCCATTCACTTGGTCAGGCAGCTGCCTTGACCCATTCGATGTCCTCGAACCACAGGGACAGCAGGTAGGCAGCGGCGGCCTCCTTGTACTCGTGCTTCGGCTCCCAACTGCCGATGACGGCGTGGAAGTGCCGCCACGCGGTACCCGGGTCGATGCCCTCGCGCGGGGTCGCGTTGCAGGACTTGATCCCGGAGAAGAAACGGTCAACCACAAAGCGGTTCCACTTGGTGCCAGGGAACCGTCCGAACTCCTCTGGGATGGCCTCGACCGGCGGCATCAGCGCGCCGACACTGGCCGGGAACGCGACAGCGGCATCGTCCAGAGCGACCGGTAGATATGGAGCGGGCAGCGAGCCCGCCGGATACCAATAGGGCCTGTCCATCTCTCCTCCTCCTCCTACTCCGCGGCCAGCCCGCGGCTCGTGTCCACCGGCTCGGGTGCCGGTTCCGTCGATTCCATCGCCAGCACCGCGAGCAGCACGACGGCCAGGGCGGCGATGACGTAGGCCAGGGGTTCGGTCATCGGGGGCGGGCCCATTGCGACGCCCACTCGTAGAGGGCGATGCTGGTGGCGGTGACGACGTTCAGCGACCCCACGAACCCGTACTGCGGGATCTCGATCGCGAGGTCAGCGGCGGAAAGCACGGACGCCGGGATACCGCTGCCCTCGTTGCCGCTCACGAGACACATGCGCTCGGGCAGGTCGCACGGCAGTCGGTGGGCATCGGTCGCCTGTTCCAGCGCGACGATGGTGTAGCCGTCAGCTTTTGCGGCGGCGATGGCCTCGACGAGATGCCAGCCGTATTCCGCCGGCTGCCACCGGTCGGTGCCGACGGCGGTCGCACCTGGAGACTTCAATGCCGTCAGGCGGTCCGCCATGAACGCCTCCGCCGTGCGGACCATCCCGCCGATGTTGGCCGGGTCCGTGGCGTAGGTGACCAGCCGGACGGAGTGTCGCGGCGCGGTCGGGTAGTCGGCGCGGGTCAGGTTGCGGAACGCGCGCCGCGTCATGTACCGGGTCTGCTCGCGGACGGCGGTCATGCTGACGGCCCACCCGACATCCCGGCGGCCAGGATCAACCCGAGCAGCAGCAGCGGGATGACCACGCGCTCGGCGAGCCACGGGTCGGTCATCGGAGCCACCCCCGCCGCTCCACGACCGCGGTCAGCAGCAGGAACACCCAGGCCACGGCACCGAGCACGACCAGGAGCGCGGCGGAATCGGGGGTCATCGGGCGGTCCGGCAGAGGCGGCAGAACAGCCGGTGCCAGCGGAGTCCTCGCGGTCGCCTCACGACCCACCGTCCTTCGCCTTGCGGGCGGCGGCGGCGGCCTCATGCAGCACCGCTTCGTAGTCGATGACCAGCAGCGCCAACGTCTCCCGGCGCAGGGGCCGGAACCGCTCCTCGTGCATGTCGCAGAACGGGAACGGCTCCTCCGTGTCCTCGTTGTCCCGGTCGCAGGTGCAGCCGGGCACGTTCGGCGAGGGTGTCTGCCGGTTGATGACCCTTCCGGCCGCCCCGTCCGCCTCGATGGCGGCGAACTGCGGTTGCTCACCGACGATGTGATGCGGTGACGGATGCGTTCGACGCAGGGCGCAGGGCAGCCCACGCCATGACCACGGGCACGGGTCCTCCGCGTCCTCCGTCCGGACCAGGGTCCAGCCGTCAAGGGCGGCGAGGATGGCGTCGATGAAGTCATCGACGGCGCGACTGTCCCACCCGGCGCCGAACCTGCCGACACCTGCCTGCCTGACCGCCGTCGCCAGCGCGTCCCGTGCCTCGGTCATGCGTTCCCCTTCCGAGATGCTGCGGCGGCGTGCCGGGCATAGATCGACACAGCACGCCAATAGGCAGCCATCGGTCCCTTGCGCTGGCGCCAGCTCGCCTCTGCCCGCTCATGCGCCTGGTCGCCCAACTGGCGCAGCAGCCGGTGAACGGCCATTCCGAGACGGGGGTCGCTCGCGGCAAGCGCTGCGAGTTCTCGTGCGGCCGGAAGCGCGAGCAAAGGGTTGCGTGTCTCTGGCTGGGTGCCGCGCTTCTCGTCGCTCACGGCAGATACCTCTCGGCCGCGGGGAGCAGCAGCGAGACGGCCCACGCGATCGCGACGAGCAGTCCAGCGCCGAACGCTCCGGCACCGATGACGATGCCCGTGCCCAGCAGGCGCCACCCGTCGAAGCGGCGGCCGCGGATGGGGCGGAACTGGTAGGCGGTCATGCGCGGGCCGCTTTCGGGTCGGCCTGCCATGCGCAGGGGTTCCGGTGACAGATGCCGCACGGGGCGTCCGCCTCCAGTTCGAGGAAGATGGCCTCGAACATCTCCGGCGTGACGTCGAGCACGATCTGAGCGCCTTCCTCATGGGCGCTGGCGAAGATGCGGCACATGCTCCGGTTGGTCGCGTCCGCCTCTGGGAAGGGGCGCCCGTGCTCGCGAGCCCAGATCTCGCCGACGGACAGCGTCTTGCTCACGCCGCCACCGCCTTCGCGGCCGCGGGTGCCGCCGGGACCTGCGAGCCACCGGGGAGGAGCGCGAGCACCTGCTCGGCGTTCCGGGTCCGGTGGAAGCGCACGGCCTCCGGGTACCGCTGCTGGGCGCGGGCCATCGCGCTCTCAAGGGTCAGCTGCCCCGGCGCCATCCGGTGGCGTGGCAGGCGCGGGCTGCGGGCGCGGGCGGTCATGCGGCCTCCTGGGGGACGGGGGCGGGGGTGGTCATGCGAGCGGCACGTCGGCGCTCCTGATAGCGGCGCACGGCGGCCTGCTGGCACGGGCGGCACTGGCGGTAGCCATCCGAGACGTAGGCGTCCGCAAGGCTGTGGCCGTGCTTGCAGTGGGTGCGGGTCGAACGCTGCCGCCGTAGCTGCGGGCGGCGCATCGAGATCCGCGACATGATGTGGATGGGTGACCGATGGATGTTCTCCGCGTGGGTCACCGGCTCCAGGTGGTCGGGGTTGACGCACGCTCGGTTCCGGCACAGGTGGTCGAGCTCGAGGCCGGCGGGGATGGGACCGACCAGCGTCTCCCAGACGTATTGGTGCCCCCTGCCGGGGACGACTCAGCGGTGAGGTCGCGTAGCCGATCGAGCTACGCGGGCCCTCCCAGCAGTCGCCCACCATCAGCGAGTCCCACCACCGCTGGATGGTCCGCTCGCGCCGCATCGCCCTGCGCCGGTCGATGGCTGCCAGGTGGTCGGGGTCCTTCGTGTGCTCGCCCGGGTCGCCGACGAACCGGCCACCGCAGCGGCGGCAAAGCTGACCCGATGACGGGACGGGGAGCCCCGTCGCACGGGTCCAGATCTGGCGTGCCCGCTCGCGCGAGATGCCGTGCTCGGCGGCGACGTCCGAGGCCATGCGGCCTGCCGCGATGCCCGCGACGATGGCCGCGTTGCGCTCGGTCTTGGTGGCCGTGGCCTGACCGATGCGCGCGCTCGTGGCCCGGGCCGGCACCCCCGTCGCTCGGTACTTCCCGGACTGGCGCCGCACCTGGCAGACGCGGCAACGCGGGCGGCCATCGTCGGCGCGGACATACGCGTCGGGGCCGTGGCGGTAGCGACACTCGGTGTTGCGAGGATGGGCGACCACATACCGGGCGAGGGTGTCCGTGGTCATGCCACTGCCTCGACGGGCTCACCGCCCAGCTCGGCCCAGAGACGGACCAGCAGGTCGGGCTTCGGCTCGATGACGCCCGCCTCGATGCGTGACAGGATCGTGCCCGAGACGCCGACCTTGGCGGCGACCTCGTACTGCTTCCGGTTCGCCCGGATGCGGGCCAGTTTGAGCCGGAGGCCGACCGGATCGGTGGGGGTGACAAGTTCTTGCCGCATTGGCGTACACTAGCCGACAAGGTTTTGACTTGTCAAGCGGACGGGTGCATGTCAGTCCACCATCCGCCACTCCGGCTAGTTTCTGCCGTGATGGCGACCAAGGAAGAGCAGCTCGCGACCAGACGCCGACGTGGCTACTGGATCGAGCGCGCCCGCCTGCGTCGCGACCTCACCCTGGAGGCCGTCTGCGAGGCGCTCGGTTACAGCGCTAAGTCCATCTCCACGGTGTCGCGATGGGAGTCGGGCGAGCGCCCCGTGCCGAGCGACAAGCTGGAGCCGCTCGCGCGGCTGCTATCGCTCCCGCCCGCGTGGTTGATCAACCCGCCGCTGACTGACGATGAGCGCCTGGACGATGCCGTGCGCGATGCAGAAGAGCTAGAGCGGCAGGACGCGGGACGGGCACCGGCTCCAGCCCGGCCAATCTCCGCCGTGCCAGCGCCTTCGCTTCGAAGACGGTCAGCATGAGCTCCGCGATGACCGCGTCCGCCTCGTGCTCATCCAGGATCGCCCGCACCCGCGGGTCCAGCTCATCCATCCAGGCGTCCCTCCATCACCAGCGTCCGTGGTTCCTTCGGAGTCGGGATGTTGGCAAATGGTCGCGTCAGCTGTATGGCACACGCAAGGTCTGTGAGCGAAATGGAAACGTCACCGGGCCACGGGTTGTGTACGTAGCCGGGAATGCGGATGGACGGGGGGACGAAGGTGTGATGGAGGAGCCTGGGATGGGTGAGGCCAGAGCCGAGGAGGCGCCGGAGTGTTGCGGCCTGCCGTGGTGCACCTGCACGGATATCTGCATGTGCGACACCACTACCGCGTGTTCGGGCGCGACTTCGAGGCCCGGTACCCGGTACTGCTGCCGGACCACCACGTCTTCGCGGTCGGAGCGACCGATCCGGTGACCGGCGACACCGATCGCATGTACGTCGTGACGCGCGATGCAGAATGGGCGCGCCGGACGGTCGCCAGCGGGATGGTGCTGGACACGATCGCGACGCCCGGAGGGGTCGCCCACATCCCCCGTGTCCTCCACACCATCTGGCTGGACCCTGCTGACGGTGGCGCGCCACCGCCGGACGACGTCGCGGCCACCATCGACGGATGGCGTCGGCTGCACCCGGCGCATGACGTGCGCGTCTGGGATCGCGCGGCGCTGGAACGCGAGGACCTCGGGCCCTCGACAGACCGGCTGCACGCCGCCGTCCGGGCGTGTCGGCTGCCCGCGATGCGGTCCGACCTGTACCGGCTCGCCCTGATGGTGCACCACGGTGGCGCCTATGCCGACCTCAAGAACCGACCGCTGGTCTCGTTCCTGGGTGGGCTCACGGCCGAGACGCGCGCGGTCCTCACGCGACACGCGCCGACGGTCCCGAACTGGCGGACCGAGGTCTCCGTCTCGTTCATCGCCGGACCGCCCGGCCACCGGTTCTGGAGCGATGCGCTCGGGATCGCCCTCTCGAATGTCGAGGGTCGGCTGGAGGCGGGCGTGTCGGCGGTGACGGGCGCCCAGATCCCGAAACGGCTGTTGCATCGTCTCGGCGACGGGGCGTCTCGCGAGGTGCTGGTCGTGCCGTCGGAGACCGCGTGGGGGACGGCGGACCGACAGGGCGGATGGATGCGACGCCAGCCCGCGAGCTACAACGCCGCCGGGCACTGGTCCGGCGTCCGCGACCGTGCCGGGCTGTACACCGACGGATGAAGCAGGACCCGTCCGACCCGACCACGGTCCGCCGCATCGCCGAGCAGGTCCGCGCCGTGCGCCGCTGCATCGAGCCCCGACGGTACAGCCTGGCCTACCCCGGAAGTCCCCGGCGTCCGGTGCCACCCGTGGTGGTAGCATGCCCCCAGCCGGATCAGCCATCTGCCTGCCGCGGCCAGGGCAGAACGTCCACTTAAGTGAGGGACGGGGTCCGGTCAGCGCGGCAGGAGCCCCATCCATCGGCCATGGGTGGGGCTCCTGTCTTTCCGGTCGCGACCTGCGCCGGCTGGGTGGCCACCCAGCTCCGGATGACCGGGCGATGAGGTGAGAGCTTCCCCTCGGCTTGACCCACTAGCCCTGAATCGCGGGCTTCGCAGACCTCTGCAGCTGGTCTACCGGCGCAGGGTCCGATCCTACCGCTCCACCGGCATCCGGGCCAGGTCGCGGAACGCGCGGATCCAAGCGAGCAGCTGCCACCAGCGTGGCTTGGTCCGGACGACCATCGGACCACCGCTGAAGTCCATGGTGATGGTGATCCCCGGCTCAGGCTCGATGGCCAGCGGCGAGCCCCACGAGAACACGGGCGCCATCGAGATCCGGACGGTCCCTGGTGCCGCCGCGCCAGGCGACCCCAGACAGGCCTGCGCGTCCTCTCCCGGACCGACGATGGCCCGGCAGTCCAGGAAGGTGTTGCCCTCGATCACGCACGCCCGGGCATCACTCACATCCACGGCCTGCCACAGGCGGATCCGCTCGTCGGCGATCGCCTCGAGGCGCTCTGCTGCCATCGTTCACTCCTTCCGCGCGGAAAGCCCGCGCCAGCCTACGCCGCCTGGACCCACTCGAAGGCGTCGGCCGCGTTCTTGATGCACACCCACACGGCATCGGCCACGCCTGCGCCGCCTGCCACGATCACCGTCTTCCCCCGGTAGGCAGCGGCCGCGGTGGGCAACGTCCCGGCCCGCTCGAAGGTGGCGCCGGTGGCCACCGACGCCGTGGTGGCGGTCGGGTCGGTGTTGTCTATCCACACGTTGGTCGCGTCGTCCGCCGGGCCGACGGACTTCCAGCCCGACCCCCGGTTGCGCTCGAAGCGGCAGTCGGTGCTGGCCACGCTGCCGCTGCCGGGGTTCATCGCACCGGCCACGAGCATGGGCCGGTCCGATGACCAGGCTGCCGCGGACGCCGCGTCCACGCCCATGTTCCGGTTGCGGATGACGTCGACCCGGGTGCATGCCTGGAGCTTCACGCCCGCCATGGCCACCGCGAGCTCCTCGGGCGTCCCGTCCTGCGTCGTGGCGCCGGCGTCCTCGAAGAGGTTCTCGACGACCACGGAATCCTCGCAGTAGTTGAGGTGCACCGCGACGTTGCAGCGACGCCCGGTGTTGCCGCGCACGATGCCCTGCATCAGGTGCTCGGTGACCGGGTCGATGGTGATGGCTCGCACGCAGTTCGTGAAGTCGTTGTCGAGGATCTGGAAGCCCCGCACCCCGCGCTTCACGCCCGCCCCGTGGAAGCAGTTGACGAAGTGGCTGCTCCGGACGGTGATCGGGTACGCCAGGCCGGTCCCATCGCCCGAGCCATAGACCGCGAGGTCGCGGCACCCGGTGAAGTCGCACCCGACGATCTCGCCGCGCGCCTGCATGTAGATCGCGCTGTCCCCGCCGCCCGTCTCCCAGTGGGTCCCGGCGTGGAACACCGCCGCGGTGACCCGGGCGAACATGCCGACGTAGGGGGTGCCGCTCCGGGTGTAGGTGCCATGGAACGACAGGCCGTCGCAGGTCGCCGATTCGCCCTGGTCGACCGCCGGGTAGTAGGCGTCGAACGGCTTGGACGTGGAGCCCTTCTGGCGGCGCATGTCGAAGTGGCCGCCCCACCAGTCCACCTGGATCCAGTCGCCCGTGGCGATGCCGGGCCCGCACGACAGGCCGATCATGTCGTTGTCGAGCCCGTCGGTGAAGAAGCGCGCCCTCGAGGAGGCGATGACCCGCAGACTCCGGTCCAGGTACGCCGAGACGCCGCCGGCATTGGCCCCCGCGTGGGCGACCAGGTAGGAGCCCTCGGGGATGATGAGGATGCCCTCCCCGCCGTCCTCGAACATCCGCACCAGGGCGTCGGTGTCGTCCTTGACCCCGAGCCCGGTGACGCCCCAGTCGGACGGGTGGGGGAAGCGGATGGGATCGCGGCCCAGCACGTCCGACAGGAATGCCCAGCCGTCGCGCGTCCGCTCCACCACGACCTCGTCGCCCACCACCGGCTGGACCGGCAGCGCGCCGTAGGGGATGAAGGGGTGCTCGCGCCGGGAGCCGTCGAGCCGGGCCGACACCACCCGCAGCTGCGGCGACACCGCGGTCACCACGCCCCGCAGCCGCTCGAGGCGCGGGCGGTCGCGATCGCGTGCGTCGATGCGCGCATCCACGATGCGGTGCAGCCGGCGGATGAGCTCGGCGTTCATGCGGTCAGGAAGATCGGCGCGACCCGGGTGGTCGCGAGCGACATCGGCCCCATGGCCAGGGGGTGCGTCACCTGGTCGATGCGATACCGGCCGGCCGTGCCGCTCGGTTCGTCCTCGAAGGCGACGACGTCGTCCTCGTCGAGCGTCGGGTCCGGGACCGCGGATCCGCCGACCGCGTCGACGACGAGCGCGTACTCCACGAGCAGCGCCCGGGCCACGGCGTTGGCGGTCGCCTGGTCCGGGATCTGCGCCGAGCGATGGATGGGCGCGGTGCGCAGGCCGATCCGGTCCCGGTGGATGGGCGATGCGGGATCGGTGACCTCCGCCTCCGCGCGCAGCACGGCACCCGACGGGCTCGCGCTCACCACGATGACCCGGTTGTATGGCAGCCGGGCACCCGAGCGCGACAGCTCCAGCATCCAGGCGTCCTCGTCGTCCCGGAACGTGCGGACGGTGGCCGCCGTGGTCGGGTCCGTCCGCGGCCGCAGCACCGGTCGGCCGCGCCGGTCCGCGTACAGCTCGAGCCCCAGGTCGCTCACCAGGCCCACGATCGACGCGAGGCGGTCATCGTCCTCGAGGAAGGAGCGCGGGGCCGTCAGGGTGCGTCCGTAGCCGTCGAGCGACCAGGGGGAGTCATCGCCCAGCACAGGCTCCAGGAACGTCCTGACGGCGTCCTCCGCCCGCGTGCCGGTCGAGAGGGTGACCAGGTCCCCGAGGGGCTGCTGGCACAGCCAGAAGGGATCCTGCGCCGACACCGCCAGGTGCCCGGTGCTGGTCGCCCGGAAGTCGGTCACCACGCCCTCGAACAGCGGGATCCAGGCGATGCCGGACGGCAGCACGATCCCCCGCTCGCACCGGATCCGCTCGCCGGTGAAGAACGGGTCCCCCGCCTCCCTGGGTGCCAGGTCGCCCGTCGGGTTCGCGAGCGTCAGGACCGCAGACCGCCGCGCCGCGCGCGTCCGGTCGAAGGTGACCGAGCCATCCTCGAGGCGTTCGTCGCCCGCGCCCCAGGTGCCCACGATCGAGCCGTCCGCGGTCAGCGCCGAGACGCGTGCCAGCACCGTGACGTGCGAGCTCCGGATCGCGGCCAGCACCGCGGCATCGACGTCATACATCGATCGCGACCTCGTCGAGCTCGATGCTGACCGACACCCACCCGCCCGTCTCGGGTTCGTCCCGGGCATCCACCGTCCGGACGCGGAGCGGGTCCTGGACGTACCCTTCGGGCGCCTTGAGCCACGTCGCGACGCCCCGCTCGAGGAGCTCGCCGACGATCGTCGCGAGGTCGCCATCCTCGGACGGCAGGTAGGCGAAGGTCACCGACACCCGCTTCCCCGACGTCCCCCACAGGAGATGGACCGGCCTGCGTCGACCGGGTGGTCGCATCGTCTCGATGTGGGGGTTGTGCACCCGTGGTGCGCGCGTCGGGTCGAACGCGAACGTGTACCGGTCCTCATCGTCCCCGACCAGTGCCCACGCTCCGGCGCGGATGGGGTCAAGGCTGACCGAGACGGTCGTGGGCTCGGACTCCTGCGAGCCGTTGTGCACGGTGACCTCGAGATCGTTGTCGCCCAGGCGCCCGCCATACCAGGTGAAGGTCGCCTCGGTCAGCGGCTCGCGCCCGTCATCGACCTCCGCCGGCCCGCCGTCGATGCGGATCCGCTCGCCGGCGCCGTTGCGCCAGTAGACCCGGTAGTGGTCGAGATACGGGTCGACCGACGCCGTCCATGTGATCGTGATGGCGCCCGAGGCCGCGTCCGCCGTGGCGACCAGGTCGGCCACGGCCGCCGGCGCCGTGAGGTCCGCGAGGAACCAGCGGCGCGCCGTGGTGTCGGCCAGGCCGTCCGTGTCGTAGGCGGTCTTCTCCCAGCCATAGGTGCCGCCGTCCGCGAGCAGGAGCCGCACCACCGTGTCGGTCAGCCCGGCGCCGCTCGCATCGCGCTCGTCGACCAGCTCCTCGGTCGGCGTCTCCGTGATCGCGGCCCAGAGCGCCGCCTCCTCCGCGGCCGTGATCGAGCGCGTCCAGATGATGCCCTCGTCCACGGGGCAGGACAGGTAGCTGCCACCCACCGAGTTGGCGCCGATCCGCAGCTGGCCCGTGTTGCCGGGGTTGCTGCGCGCGGAGGCGCCCGACACCGCGGTGCCTCCGTTGATGGTCAGGCGGAGCGTGCTCCCGTCGTACTTCGCGATGACCAGGTTCCACGCATCCGCCACGAGCAGATCGGTGCTCGCGATGAAGTCCGAACCCGCACCATCGAAGCGCTCGAATCGGACCGCTCCGCTGGTGCCGGTCAGCCGGACCGCCCAGCCCGAACCCGTGCCCTCCTTGCTCCAGATCCGGTCGCCGACCTGGAACGGGGTGGACGGCTTGATGAGGATCGCCGCCGTGAAGGGGTCGGTGCCGCCGAAGTCGTGGACGTCGCCGAACTGGATGTAGCCGTCCGATCCGAGGGTGATGGACCCGTCCGCGTCGAGGGCCCCGAAGGCGCCGGCCGTGGCGCGCGTGATGGTGCCGCCCGCCGTCCCGGCGATCGATCCCGCCGAGTCGAGGACGGACCCGGAGGCCTCGCCCAGCCGCCACCACGACGCCGGCGCCATCGCGGCGACGCGCTTCGCGAACCCGAGGCGCCGGTACAGACGTGTGGTCCGGAGCGCCTGGGCCTTGCTGCCCGGGCTGCTGTACGTGTGGGCGAGCGCCGGCGTCGGGTCCGCCAGCACCGCGGCATCCGCCGGCGTGTCCGCGGCCACCTCGGGCGGCAGGGACGCCTTGACGGTCAGCCAGGGCGTCCACGGGCCCCAGTACCAGATCCGGACGTTCTTGCCGCTGTCGTGGTTGAAGTCGAACGCCTCCGCGACGGTGACCCCGGTGCCACCCGAGCCCGACGTCCCGACGGCGGTGATGCGGCGTGTCTCGATCGGGTGCGTCGTGCCGATGGTGAGCTCGTCACCCACCGACATCCCCACGACGTTGTTCACCTTGACGTTCGTCGCCCCGGCCGACACCGCGGCCGCGAGCGTCGTGAGCATCTTCCCGTCGGCGTTGTCACGGAAGCGAGCCCGCGTGTCGTAGAAGGCCTCGGACGCAATGTGGCCATCGGGCGTGTCCTTCGCGGTCCGCACCGTGCCGATGCGCAGGTCCCGGACCTGGAGGTCTCCGGTGTACGCGCCCGAGACGTCCGCCATGAACTGGATGCTGGCGATGCTCGACCAGTCGACGGTCCCGGAGCCGCTCGTGGTCTTCCCCAGGGGGACGGCGATCTCCACCCAGGTGTCCGGCGTGCCCGCCGCGGCGAAGAGCTCGTAGAGCACGAGGTTCCCCGAATCGGTCCGCAGCCGCAGGTCCCAGCGCGTGAGGTTCGTCGTCGACGTGCAGCGGACCCAGATGCGGAGCACGGCGCCGTCGCCGAGGTCGGAGAGGTCGAGCGGCGTGGGGAAGGTGTACGTCGCCGCCCGGTCGGTGGAGCTGCCGCCGGTCGCCCGGATGCGCAGGCTGTTCCCCGAGTAGCCGGTCGGCGCGATCGCCTCGGTGTCCGCCGTGACGTTGGACGCGGCCGACCAGCCCGTCGCATCGGTGAGCGCCAGGATCCGGCGTCCCGTGCGCTCCGCCTCGAGGATGCGCGACACCGAGGTCCGCTTGGTGATCCGTGTCCCCGAGCCGGGCGGGCTGGCCGCGACCCGCAGCTCCAGCTCCTTGGCCGCCGGCGTCTCCCCGTACCGGACCGCGTCGGGATCAAGGTAGGGCGTCTCCCACAGGATGTCGGTGGTCGGCACCACGGAGCCCGCCACGTCGCCATCGCTGGCCGCGATCGACGTCGTGGGCAGGGTGGTGATGTAGAGCGTGGTCCAGGGGCCGAAGGGGCCCGGCGCCGCGCTCGTGCCGCTCGGGCGCCCCGCCGCCTGCACCTCGAAGGTGTCGCCCCAGGTGAGCCCCGCGGCCGCCGCGATCACGGCCGAGGCGCTCGTGCCGGGGGTGCAGGCCACGGTGCCGGAATCCCAGATCTGCTCGCCGTTGCGGCGGACGAGCAGCCGGTACGCGTCGGACGCCTCGGGGAAGGTGAGGGTGAGCGTCGGTGTCCGGGTCGTCAGCTTGGTGGTCGTGTCCGCCGGCGAGATCGTGGTGCCGACCGGCGTCCGCATCGTGGTGGTCAGCCAGGACGACCAGTCACCGACCACGCCGTCCTCGTTCCGGTGCCGGTGGCGCCAGCGGACCACATCGCCGTCGTTCAACTGGACGCCGGCCCAGGGGACCGAGGAGCGCGTCGAGGCCCCCCCGATGTCCTGCATCCCCGGCGCCCACAGGGTCACGGACCCCTGCTGGGTGTCGCGGTAGAACTCGCCCTCCCAGCCCGAGATCGTGCCCGGGCCGTTGAGGGTGCCCGCGATCGTGACCGCCTCCGGGTTCGTCGTCATCACCGACTGGAGCGGCGCGCCCGGGCGGTGGGCCGTCTGGAAGCGGCCGTCGGCGAGCGATGTCCAGCCCGACCAGGCGCCGCGCGCGTCGCGCACCCGGAGCCGGTACCGGAGGTCCGCCCTCGCCGGCAGGTTGGCGATGGTCGCCCGGTACTTGAGGAACGCGATCGCGTCGCCCGGCGCGACCGCGCCGGTCGTGGCCGTGCGGTTCGCCGTGGTCGCCGTCTCATCGGTGACGCTCTGGGGGTAGACCTCGAGCTCGTGGGCGCCGATCGCGTCGCCGTCCTGGTCGGCGTAGGTGTACTCGACCGACAGCTCGGTGCCCGCCGTGGTGCCGACCACCACGCCGTCCGTGCTGCCCGGCTCCGGGCTGGTCACGGTCGGGGTGCTCGGCGGGCGGTTGTCGTCGTAGAAGACGCGGAGCTCGAGGCGCTTGGAGCCATCGCCCCAGTCGTCCGAGGCGAACTCGACGTTGTCGGTGGTGCTGGTGAAGCCCGGGCTGCCGGACCAGTCGTCGCCGTCCTGGGCCAGCACGAGGCCGAGCATGTCGTCGCCGTTGACCTTCGAGCCGGTCCCGCCGAGCGACTGCGGCCACCAGACCTTCGACGGGGTGGTGACGTCGGCGATCTTCACCCACTTCCCGGTGCCCGAGGGGATCGCCGGACCCCGGACCTCGGATCCCGCGTGGGTCGCAGGGCCGGGCCAGACGGCGCCGCCGCCGTTGCTCGAGGAGAGCGTGGGGCTCGTGCCCTCCGCCTGGCCGGCCGTCGCCCGCCGGACGCGGACACGGCCAGGGCCGCCCTCGGTCGTCCGGTAGTAGGAGACCTTGTAGCCCCAGAGCTCGACGCGGTCGACCTTGAACATGCCGTCCCAGAACGTCGCCGGGAAGCGGTTGTCCGCCAGGCGGGCGTAGGCGCGCTGCCGCCGGCTGTCGCTCGAGAGGATGCCGATGGCGAGGCGGTCGTCCTTGCCGGCGCCCGCCTCGAACGAGCCCTCCTTGGCGAGCCGGGTGGATCGCTTGAGCGCGATGGACCTGCTCTTGATCGCCATCGCTCAGAACCTCCGGGGCTCGCTGTACGACGCGCCGGCGGAGCGCTCCGCGGCGAGGAGGACGTCCCCGAGCGGGACACCCATGTCGCGGGCGAGCTGGACGGTCTCGCGATCGGCACGGTGGATGTGCTCGACGACCTGCGTCGGGCCCATGGCCATCGCAGCGGAGGTCTGGGCGTCGTAGATACGCGGCGGGTTCAGGGTCATCAGCTCCGGACCGCGCTCACCGACCCAGAAGGGGCCGGTCCGCGGTGGGACTCCTCCGTCGGCGAAGCCCGGCACGCGAGGCCCGCCGAAGACTCCCGAGATCGCATTGCTCAACATCTCGGGGATGGTGCCCACCCGAGCGATTAGCGGAGCAAGCGCCGCGATCGCCCTGCGTGCGTTCTCGGCCGCGACGCCCGGCAGGCTGTTCATCTCGGCCTTGATCTCATCCGCGAGCTGGCGGTACTGCGCCGCGACGCCAGGCTTGCCGCGCTTCGCGGCGCGCTCCGCCTTGTTCATCGCGTCCTGGTAGCGGCCCTCCAACCACTTGGCGTAGTTCTCTTCGCGGAATGGGTGCTTGCTCTGCCATGCGAGGTCGCGGAACTGCTCGACGATCGCGGCTTTGCCGGTCCTCACGCGGTCCTTCATGTCCACGACACCGGTCCGCATCGCGTCCACCGACTCGCGCATCCCGAGGTAGATGATCCCCACCTGGTCGTGCGCCATCTGGCGCCACTGAGCCCGCATCTGGGGGACGGTCTGTCGCACACCCTGCTCGAGCGACCGGCCACCCCTCTCTCCTGCCTCGCCCATGCCTTCCGCCATCTGGTCGCCAATCCCATTGATGAGGCCCCAGACGTCCTTGGTGAGCGCTCGGCCTGCGTCCTCCCCCGACCTGCCCAGGTCCTCGATCGCCGGGATGCCGTGGTCGCGGATCGAGTTCGCCAGATCCACGTTGCCGTCGCGCAGCGCCTCGATCTGGGCTTCGAGATTCGCGATGGTGTCCGCCACGGTTCCTGTCCCCCACGAGGCGGTCGGATCGAGCGTGCGCAGATGCTGGAGCGCACGCTCGATCTCCTGGATACGGAACATTGGATCCTCGGTCGGACCGCGGTCGCCCGCGACGATCAACGGGATCGTGAGGATGGCCGCTGCGGCGGCCGCGCCGGCCGCCAGTCCGAGCGCTCGCCCGGTGGTGACGGCAGCGATCATGGCCTTGGAGGTCGGCAGGCCCATCGCAGCCCACGCCCCGGACAACGCCGTCGCCAGCAGCGAGACGCCCGCTGCGGCTGCGGAGTAGACCCCGCCTGCCGCTGCCCCCGCCAGCGCGATGGCACCCTTGATACCCGCGTTGCCCACCAGCGCCTTCCAGACCTTCGAGAGCGCGGGGGCGAAGAGCGTGCCGAGCGATCCCACCGCGGTGAGCAGTGGTCCGGCCGGTCCCAGGGTGTCCACCGACCAGCTGATGAACCCCGAGAACGCCTGGCGGATGCGGTCGACCATCGTCTTGCTGGCGTCCGCGGCGCGGTCCGTGGCGCCCGCGGCCTCGTCGAGGTTAACGCGATAGTCGTCAAGTCCGCCGTTCCCGAGGGCCGTGGCGAGCTTCGCGCCCGCCCGCGTGCCGAACAGGTCCGCCGCCTTCGTAGCCCGCAGGAACGGATCCTCGGTCGCGGTGATGTCATCGAGCAGCGCCTGAAGCTCCTCGGGCGACTTCACCTGGGTGAGCGCCTTCTGCATGCCCGTGACGGCGGAGCCTGCATCGACGCCCGCCGCGTTGAACATGTTCAGGATGCCGACCCCGTCCTCCCATGAGAGGTTCGCGGCGGTCAGCGCCGGCGCCAGCTCCGCGAGGGTGCGCTGGTTCTCCTCGATCGAGCCGCCGTACTTCTGATGGCTGAGGACAAGCGCATCCATGACGCCCTGCGCGTCCTGCGCCGTCAGACCCCAGGCATCGAGGATGTCGTCGAACGCCAACACCGCCTGCGCCGCGTTCTGGCCCGTCGCCTGCCCGAAGCGCAGGAACTGCTCGGCGGTGCGTGACGCCTCGTCTCCAGTCAGCCCGAGGTCCGTGGTGACCCGCGCGAGGGTGTCGCCGATCTCCTCGACGGGCTGGAGGTTGCGCCCGGCCATGTCGTTGATGGCGCGCCCGGCCCGCTCGGCCTCCTCTGCCGTGGAACCGGTCTCCTGGCGGAACTTCGCCGTGGCCCGTTCGAGCGCGGCGAACCGGCCGATGAGCGCCACGGAGAGGGCCCCCGACAGCGCCCCGGCGATGACCGCAGCGCCCTTCTTGAGGCGGCTGCCCATCTCCTTGCTCGCGGCATCCCCAGCCTCGCCGCCCGCCTTGGCGGCGTCGGCCTTCGCCTTCGATCCGTCGACCCGGAGCGCGCTCCAGATCTCCCCGATGGACAGCCCTGCCATGTCAGTGCACCCGCCCGGCGATCGCTTGCGCCCGCTGGCGCGCGATCTCCGCAGCCACATCGAGACCGGTGGTCACGGGACCATCGGAGGAAGCGAACGGGATCGGGGCCAGACGTTCCGCACCCGGCCGCTGCGCGAGCCGTGAGAGGCCCGTCACGATGTCGGATCGCTTGGCTCCCGAGGCGGCGGCCCACGGTCGTGCATCGCGCCCCACCCTGCCATGCGCCTCGAGCATCCCGAACGCGACGCCGTCCGCGATCACGTCGCGGCGCTCCCGCCATTCGTCGTGTCGTCGGCGCTGGTCGTACCGGGCGAGGATGACGAGCTGCTCCCGGGTGAGCCGTCGCCGGAGAGCGGCGGGGTCGAGTCCCCACTCCCGGAGAGCGTAGGCCGCCAGTTCGCCTGGACCAGCCGCTCGGCCAGCGTCGCGACCAGCAGCGGGACCATCGCCCGGAGCTGGGGCCCAGACGCCTCGACCACCGAACGCAGGTCCGTCGCGAAAGGGTTCTCTGCGAGCACCATCGCCTCGAATGCGTCGCGAAGCTCGCGCTTCGTCATGCGCCTTCGGATCTCTGCCTCGCCCCCCAGGACGCCAGCATGGGCGTGCTCGGGGCCCGGCGCCGTGGATCGGTCCGGGCAGATCTCCGGGCAGGCACCGAACGTCTCGTAGGTCGCGACAGCATCCACGAGCCGCGGGCCCAGGACGGTGAACAGGTCGCCAAGGCGCTCGGGCATCGTGATGCCTTCGGCGAGCGTGCCGAGATGGCGCAGCCAGCGCTCCGACTGCTCGATGGACAGGACAGGGACGTCGCGCCGGGCGCCCCCAACGGTGAGGGGGAGGACCCCGGCCAGGCCGAGGTCCTCGGTGCGCTCCACCACGATCAGGCCGGGTTCGGAGCGAAGAGCTGGAAGATCGACGCCTGCAGGTTGGTCGGATCCAGCCGGCCGGCGATGGTGACGCGGAGGCCCGCGATCGCATCGTCACCGATGGTGACCTCGGCGCCGGTCGTCTGGCTGATGGCGCGCGGGATGCGCAGCTCCGTCACGCCCGACTTCCCGGATTCCGAGACCAGCGCCCACTCGCGGTAGGCGCTGTCCGGCTGGCGGCGGACCGTGGGCATCGTGACCACGGACCGGTTGTCGCCGGTGGCCTCCTTGACGACCTGGCCGCTGGCGTGAGCGAAGAGCAGCGGGTCGCGGAAGCTGAGGTCCGTGCCGCTGATCGCCGTGATCTGCCGATATTCCACGCCGGCCGCGCCCGCGATGTGGACGTAGTCACCCACGGCGGCGTTGGTCGCGGACGCCACGCTGATCGTGGTCGCGCCCGCGGCGGCGGCCGCCGCAAGGGTCGTGTTCAGCGGCGAGCCGCCGGCGTCCGCGCTGACAGGGGCGGTGTAGACGGCGCCAGGGATCGCGAGGCCGAGCTTCTCGCCTGCCATCTCGGGCAGCGTGAACTCGATCTCGCAGCCGACGCGGGTCAGGACGTCGAGGCCCATCACCGGACCCATGACACCCGAGAGCTGCTCCTGCGTGCCGGCCCACGACGTCGGCAGCCGCATCACGGCATCGTCGAGGGTGGCGCCGACGGACGTCCACGGCGTGTTGACGCCGACCGCGCGGTAGTAGACGAGGGCCGGCCCGATCACGAAGAGCGCCGGCGTGACAGCGTTGACGGGCACCGTGGTGTCCCTTCCTCCCGGCGTACCGGGCTAGGCGACGGCCTCCGTCGCGTGGTAGATGTCGACCGTCACCGGGTGGAACGGCCACTTGGTGATCGGGTCCCTCTCGAGACCGCCGATCTCCGGGGCGTATCCCCGGGCGAGGTACTTCGTGCCGACCGTGGTCGGCGGCAGCCCGTGGAAGGCATCGCTCACGGCGCCCGCGAGCTGCCGGGCCGTGATGGCGCCCCCGGTCGCATCCGGGCCGTAGCACCGGGCGACGAGGGTGGACAACGCCATCCCGATGCGACCGGAGCCGGGTCCGAACGGGCGGCGGGTGGTGGCGTTCTCGACGATGACCACGAGCGGTGGTGCCTCCCCGGTGAGCACCTCGCCACGCACCTTGACACCGGCGATGGCGGCGACGGCCGCATCGGATCGGAGCAGGGTGATGGCGGCACCGAGGGGATCGACCATGTCAGACCGGCTCTCGCTCGGCCTCGCCCGTCACGGCCACGACGGCGGCGCGGACGTCGGCCTTGCGACGGCTGGCCGGCTTCACACCGAGCGCCTCGGCCTGAGCCTGGAGCTCGTCGAGGTTGGCGTCGGGCGCCACCGGCTCGGGGTCTGGCTGGCGGGCGAGGCCCATCGTCTCCGCGAGCGGCGCGTGCTGGTCGCCGGCCAGGACGAACGTGCCGCCCGGCTCCACGATGCGCTTGCCGGCGTCGTCACGGAACGCGACCGGCTCGGCGCCGGTGTTCTTCCAGATGCTCATGCGTCGGGTCCTCCTTTCGGGAAGTGGGCTGCGAGGATCGCGGGCAGCCGGTCGGCCATCCGCAGGCGGGCCGGGCCCAGGTACGGGCGGGCCTTCTGGTACACCGTGCCGAGCTCATGGAGGTGGTGGAGCCCGCTCTTGAAGCTGATGACCGCGTCGATGCCCTCGCGCTGTGGCCGGAACGATCGCGGCTTGCGCCACTCGCCCGGGCCGCCAGTCTCCAGCAGGCCACCGAAGCCATAGACGCCCCAGATCCCGGAGTCCTGGATCCGGCTGCCGGGCGTGGTCTCGTCATCGGGAGCGTGCGAGGTGGCATCGGCGAGCTGCTCGGCCGCGGCAGCCGCGACACCGTCCGCGACGGCGGTCCAGAGCGGTGACACGTCGAGGTCGACGAAGGTGCCCTTGCCGGTCCGCCGACGGACGATGCCCTGGCTGAGGAGGTTCCGGTTGAGCGCGCGGCCGCGCAGCTTCTTGAACCTCGGGCCCTGGACCCTCCCGCGCGCCATCACTGCGCCTCGACCATGTGAGCCATGACCTTGAGGTGGTGGCCGAGGCCGGCCTCGTCGCGGATGCCGTCGACCTGGAAGACGCGGCCGTCGGACGGATCGAAGCGGATGCGGTCGGACTCGCGAAGGTCCGTCGGCAGCAGGTAGATGGCGTGATCGCTGGCGACCGGTCCGCCCTGGGAGAGCTGCGCGAGCTCCTCGGACTGGAGCGGCTGGACGAAGGCCGGGATGCCGTCCGCGAGCGTGGCCCACGTCTGCCCGGGCATGCCGCGCTCATCCTCGGCGCCGGCGGTCGCACGCTCGATCAGGATCCGGTGGGGGAGCTTCATCCGTCGGTCGCGGTGGACCACGGGTCCAGGAGGCCCGTGTCGGACGGGATGGTGATGACCGCCGGGCGTTCTGCGGCCTCACGGATGAGGAGCCGCTCCTCGCGGGTCACGTACAGGGCACTGCCCTTCGTGGCCTCGTTCATGCCCGAGCGCGTCTGGTAGGAGTAGTCGCCGATGGTCTCAGACTCGAGGTCGGATGGGTTCTGGAGGGCCCGCCGCACCATCTGCGCGACGACGGCCACGATCACGGCGGGAACGGGGTCACCGAGATCGGTGCGAGCGATCTGGCGCACCACGGCCGAGGCGTCCTCGATGAGCGCCTCGGCCGTGGGCTGACCGGCCAGGTCAGCGCCCAGCCGCGCCTGCAGCTGCTCGCTGGTGATGAGGACGGTCATGGCTGCGTGTCGCCTGCCCGATCAGGAGCCGACGATCTTGACTGCGCGGACCATCTGAGCGGCGCCGCCCTTGCGGACGGTGCCCGCGGAGATGTCCGCGGTGCCCCACGCGAAGGCCGAACCGCCCGGGGTCAGGCTGACCCGGAAGGTCTGGGACCCGAGGCTCGTGGCGATCACGTACACCACGCGACCGATCAAGGCGGCCGTGGAGGCATCACCGCCGGTCAGGGAGGTGAACACCACGGGGTCGCCGGCCTCGAAGCCGTGCGCCGCCGCGGTGTCGAAGATGTCGTCCGCGTGTGCGGACGTGGCCAGGGTGACCGCCGCGCCCACGTCGAGGGTCGCCGGCGTCCACACGCCATCGCCGTCGAAGTAGCCCTCGTCGGTCACGGCGGCCGTGCCGAGCCACGAGTCGAAGATGGTGCGGTGCTCGACCGTGTCGAGGTCGAAGCCTCGGACCAGGCGCATGGCGAAGCCGCCGGACGACATCTGCGCGGCGTACTGTCCGACCGGCGATGCAGGCGCTCGATTGGACAGCGCGAACGCGGTCTTGTGATAGGCATACGCCTCGTTCGGCGGGAGCTCGGGGGCGGACACGATCGTGAAGCCGCCCTTGCGGCCGAGGGTAGCCTCGGCGAGCGCGGTCGCGCTGCCGGACTCGTTCGCCTTGACGAACAGGTCCGTGGACAGCATCTCCGTCTCGATGGCGGCCCCGACCGCGAGGTAGCGGTCGCTCATCGGCACGTGCGCCTTGTTCAGGTACTCGCGTGCCGCGAGGATGATCTGCGTCCAGGCGTTGCCCGACGAGTACGTGTAGGCGATCGATCGGGCGTAGGTCGCACCGGACATCTCGGCGGCGAGCTGGGAGCTGATCTCCTGGACGACGCCGGCGATGATCGGGTTCAGGACCTGCACCCCGAAGTCGACGATGTCGAGGCTGTACTGCTCGTCCGTGATGCCGACGTCCTTGTAGATGTCGACGTCGAGCGTCAGGTCGACCTTCCGCTCGTTCAGGGTGTCCTTCGTTCGCGACGTGCCCGAGCGCAGGACGCGGGTCCGCGCGGGCGCATAGGCGGGCAGACGGACGCTGATGGTGTCGTTCTTGGCGCCGGCGAAGTCGCCGACGGGGTCGCGCCAGACCGTGCGGGGGAGCACGGTCTCGCGGGCGAGCAGCCCCAGCGCGGTGCTGACGATCCGCTCGGCTTTCAGGAAGGCCATCGAAGTCTCCTAACTCGATCAGCCTCGCGGGATCAGTGCCGCGAGCTTGGTGGGGTCGTTCTCCTCGGGCTCGACCTGGGGGGCCGTGCCCGAGCGCAGGGATTCCCGGGGCCGGCCACGCTCGGCCGTTCCGTTCGCTGCCTGCTGGGTGGTGTCCTTGGTCGCTTCACCGGCTGCCGGCTTAACGACCTTCAGCAGCTCGTCGGCATCCGCCTCGAGCTCCTCGCGGGTCTGGCCCACGAGCCGTGCCGCCAGTGACGGCGAGAGGCCCTTCGCGGCCGCGACCTCGAGCCTGTCGGCCCTGAGCTCGGCTGCGATGGCCCGTGCCTCTGCGGCGGCCGCCTTGTCGGTGGCTCGCTGGATCTCCGACTTGTCGGCGTCCTCGACCTCTCCCAGGCGCTTGGCTGCTGCCGCGTTCTTCTTGGCGTCGGCCTCGTGCTTGCGAGCGAGCGCCTTCCACTTGGCGGCCTCCGCCTCGTGGTCGACGGTCGCCACGGCGGCCTCGTCCGCGCCATCCGTGTCGGCGGCGGCGGCCTCGGTCTTCCCGGACTCCTCGGTCATGGTCTTCCTCCCTGTCGGGTGGTGTGAACCCCCATGGCGGGGGACACTGGTGATGGGTCACGAAGGCCCTGTCGGGCCCTTCCTCGGTTCATGCGCCCCCTGGCCGGCTGACCGTCGGGGCACCGAAGCCGGCCGCGGCCGCGGCACGGGACTGGCGCTCCGTGCGCCAACGCTGCACGTCCTGCTGGCTGACACCGGGGATGCGCTCCCAGAGCTCGTCCTGCGGGACCCCGAGCATCTGCGCGAGCTTCCCGAGCCCGTCGACCGTGGCGGCGAAGCTGCGCGCCGAGGTGTCACGCCAGACGACCTGCGCATCCTGCGGGACAGTGATGCCGGCGAGCCTCCCGGCCAGGGAGAGCGTCTGCTCGTGGGCCTCTCCGATCGTGGTCTGGCGATCGGCGACCTTGCGATCCCGTCCGGCCTCGGCTGCCGCGAGCGCCTCGGCGGAGAGGTTCACGAGCTCCCCGATCAGCTCATGGGCCGGCGTCTGCGAGAGAGAGGCCGCTTGACGGAAGCTGGCCTGCCGGCTCGCCAGGTAGCCGTCCAGCGGGGTCGCCTCGAGGTCCCCGACCTTGACCTTGTCCGGCTCGTCCTCGAACGTCAGCCAGGTCGAGGCGCCCATCTTCATGCGGGTCTGCTCGTCCGGCGCCAGCCACCCGATGACGAACCGCTGCCGGAACGCGGCGTAGTGCTGGGCCACGAGCAGGTTGAACGTGATCAGGTCGATCTGGTCCTGGATGGTCATCAGGCCAGCGACCTCGCCGATGACCTGTCGGTCCGCGGCATAGGCCCCGGTGTGGCTCTCGTTGGACGGCTCGTCATCCCAGTCAGGGTCCTGGACCTCCAGGTACCTGATGACCGGCGTCACGCCTGCGCCGTGCTCCGCGTGAGCGACGAACTCGAACCTCCCGCTGTCACCGGTCAGCTCGTACACGCCGCCGGCGTCGTAGAGACGCCAGGACTTCCCAGACCGGTGCTCGAGCGCGTAGGTCGGCCAGTCGGCGTCAACGGTCTCGTACTGCGTGGTCAGGCGCCGCGGCGACAGGCCCCGGATGACCGGAGCGGGCGAGCCCGGCGTCACGACGGCGTAGGCGACGCCATAGGCAAGGACGGCGCGGTGGATGATCGACTGCCGAGCATCAAGCCGGTTTGCCTGCCAGATGCTCCACACCTCGGTGTTGTCCGGCTGCCGCTTGCCCCGGAACCCCTCGACGGCCAGGCTCTGTGCCAGGCTCTCGACCACGATGCCCACCACGTTCACCCGCGAGAGGCGGGCGAGCAGACGGACCTCGTCGGGCGACGCGGCGGGGATGACCGCTGGCAGCTTCTGACGGCCGACCCAGTACCGTCGGACCTCGTCGAGACGCAGCCGCTCCGCCTCACGCTGTTCGTGCAGCTTCTGGGCTCGCGTCACGGCCTGCTCGGCGGAGAGCATCATCAAGCCAATCTCAGCGTGACCGGCCCGGTCCGCCTATCCCCATGGATGGGGAGGTCAGAACGAGGCCCGCTTCGTCTTCGGCGGATCGGATGCCAGCCACACGGCGCGGATGGCGGCGAGGCTGGCGGTGATGGGGCGGTCGTCCTTGCCGCGGACAGCTTCGAAGCTGCCCTTCTCGTCGTTCACCTTGCGGGTGGTGTACAGCAGGTCCTCGGTGACGGGCGCCGCGTCCGTCCAGCGGAGCGTCCCTGCCGCGATGGCGGTCACGAACCGCGCCGAGGCGTTGGCGAACGTGGTCGCGCTGATCGGATGGGATCGGTCGGCGAAGCGGGACAGAGCGGTGTCGGTCATCGGGTCGAAGCCGAGGCCCTGAGCCCTGTGCTCGCGGGCCTGCTCCTTGATGATCCGGCCCAGCTTGTCCGTGTCGATGGGCTTGCCGTCCGCGCTGCCCGTGAAGTCACCGAGCATCCGCAGCGCCACCCGGCCATCGTCCAAGCGCCAGGCCATCGCGACACTGGCCCTGCCGCCGCTGGGGTCCATGCTGACCGCGAGGTACGGCTTGACGGGCGGCGGGAGCGCCGGCTCGGCGCAGGCGACCCACGTCGCGACCGCGACGAGCGGCTCGCGCATCGTCCGCGACCGCCGGCACAGCCGCTCGGTCTCGAAGATGCCCATCTGCCCGTCAGCCTTCCGGGCGCGGTGCGTGCGCTCGAGCTCACGGAGGACCTGGGGGAAGTGCCCCAGCGCGGGGTTCGCCTCGGCCCATCCCTCGCGGTCGTCATCGGCCCGGTGCGGTGCTGCGCTCCACTCCAGATACGCCAGGCTCGCATCCGGCTCGAACGGTCCCGCTCCGAGCGGATGCGGGTCATGGCCGGCTCGCGCACGGAGGGAGTTGAGGACGACGGAATCGTCGTCGCCCATGTTGGAGAGGTAGACGGTCTGCGGGTCCGCCGACATCGTCATCGTCGGTTCGGCCGCGCTGATGACGTCCCAGTCCACCTGCTCCCGGAGCTCGTCGATGATGAGCAGGTCGATGGCGTCCTTGCCGCGGGCTCCACCTCGGTTCGATGCGGCGATCCGGTAC